TTTATTGCTCGTTTGTTGTTATTACTCCTTTTGGTTCTAATTGCACCTTTCGAACGTTTAAAGGTTGTGCTACCTTCCACGCTGTTCTACGTGCTTTATATAATCTACTCTTTGCTATTCGTGAAACACTTACTGAATTACCTTGGTTACCTCCTAACACATGAAAATGTGTATCGTCTTCACCAACATAAATCCCTACGTGTCCACCGCCATTTCTTTTAAACGTTAATACATCGCCTAACATTGCTTCTGTTACTTCAGTACCCCAGTTAGACCACGATAACGCCCATAATGGCTTGTTAATTACTTCTAATCCTGCCATGTGGCAACAATAACCTATGAATAAACCACACCATGGAATCTCGTCTGCGTTATACACGCTTGAAAGCTTTAGTTCACGCGCCCAATTTAAAATTATAGGGTTGTGTTGTTTACCTACAAACTCTTTTACTCCAAGTTGTTTAACAGCTTGAACCAATATTCGCGGTGCTTTCTCTTCTTTTAGCCAGTCGTAGCTCATTCTTCGATTAGTTCATCTTTCGGTACAATAGCAAAATTGTTATCGTCAGCAATTGGTTTTGTAACTGAGCTATTTGCTTTACCATAACAGTCATAAAGGCGTTGTTTTAAATCCTGTACATCCGAATGCGTGTAATATAGCCAAATAGCTAAAACTCCTGTCGCTCCTTGCTTTTTAATTACTGAAAAAATTTGATTTAAATCTATCACAATATTAAAATTTGGTTGTTATATCCGTTTCCATTTTCATAGTTACAAGTCCCGTGACAGCATCCAGTACATCCGTGGCAGTCAATCATAGGACGTAAATCCGTGTCTCTATTCTCTTCAGAAATAAATTCAGGGAAAAGATTCTTGTTTTTGATTAGGTATTTAATTAGTCTTTGTTCAAAGAATGAAGCCTTTTGTGCGTAGTGTTCCATTCCAAATGCCACTTCGCGTTGACTTACTGAACTTGAATAGTCACCGTTTTGTAATTGTAAGCCTTTGTTTTTCAGTTGGTAGGTTAAACCGAATACAGCATCTTCAGCAGAACGCCAAGCCACAATAGGTTGAATAAATTTGATTAGTGTTTCTTCAGGACTTCCTGGCGCTGCCGCTTGTGTGTTATATACTTCAAGCATATAATTAAAAAACACGGTTCCTAAGATAGGCATTACTCGTAATTGCGCTTGTGTTGCTATGTATGGAGTAACATCTGTAACGTCTACATTTGCCGTTATAGGTGTGTTCGTCTTTAGGTAGTTTTCAGTTATAAAGTAAAGCATTATGCTGGAGTTTCAGGTTTAACAACGGGCGGTAAACTTGCCAAAGAACGGATTTCGTCGGGTGTCATGTTTTCCAATACCTTATTTAGTAATTCGGGATTTAATGAACTTAATCGAGTAGCTAATACAGATGCTTCTTCGTCAACTTCAACAATAGTCTCGTTAATGATTTGAAAGTTATTAATTACTAACTCGCCTTTTACTTTAGAAATATGTAACAACTCGTTAAAGATATCCTGAACGATTTCACGTAATGGTTTAACCACGTTCTTTTCGAATATCACGTAAGCTTGTTTGATATCTGAGCCACTACCCAAAGCTCCCGTTGTACGAACACCCATTAGTATAGGGTCAATAGTGTGAGCGAAACATATTTGTTCCGTGTTTAACGCTGAAGCTTCTTGAAATAACTTGTCGTTTGAATTAGTTGGTAAACTTTCAATCTTTGGCATCTGTTCTGCTGAGTTAGCAAAGAATGCAACCGCTTTCCCTGCGTTTTCAGCGCCTTTAAGCTTGTCAATTGTTCTACGTAGTACGTTCTTTTCCTCTTCGCTTTGTGGACGCTTAGGGAACATCATAGCAAAAGACGGGAAAACAGCGTTTTGAATGTTTGATTTTGCTAAATAACTAAGTTCACCACTTAAAAAAGCAAAGTTTAACGCACTTGAATACTGCGGTAATGGGTAATAGTCTTGCCCAATACAAGGTAACTCATAAATAAATAGCTGCTCATACTCATTACTTAACGGATGGTAGGGCGTAATTTCAAACACATCTATTCTCGACGCCCAGTCGTCGCAAATAAAGTACGTTTTTCCATCCTCTGAACGTCTTAATTTCTCGGGTGATAGGTTTTCTATCTTCGTTAGTTTTCCGCGCTCTGAAAAACATAATTTAAAGTAAACTCTATTATGGATTACTAACTGCTTTGTAGTAATTGCAGCTACCTTTTTTAGTTTTATCTTCTTTTCGAATGCGTAAAGCTCTAATTTCTCTTCGTTTGTTAGCTTTTCAGTTTGAATTGTAAACCCACCTCCAATAACAGCGTTTACTTTGTAGTCTACAATAGCACCGTGTAAAGGTGACGAGTAATACATTTGGTTAAGTATCTCTGGGTAAAGGTTATCCTGCCCAAAAGGAACGTAACCAGCGACTTGATAGCGTCCATTTACATAAGGTAATGCGAGATTTGCACCGCCAATCTTAGCAAAAGGTGTAGAAAAACTATGATAGCCCTCCACAACTTCAACACCTTGTTTTTCACTTTGTTTAAATATATTGTACCAAGCCATAATTAGTCGTATATTGAATTTACAATAGCACCAGAAACAACCATTCTCCCCTCTTCGATAACTACGCCTGTAGTGTCTTCAATTTCAGTTGGTGCTGTAAGTGATTCATAAACAAAGTAAGAATATTGACCTTTGATTAATTCTACGTCTACGGGTTCATCTAATAAGAATTGATTGTATCTTTCGGGATATGCCGAGATGTCAGCAGTAGAAAATAAAATAGGGTCACTTTCGGGATTCATTTCATTTTGAAACACGAATAAATAAAAAGGATTTGTTAAACTACTAACTTCGCTTAACGTTAATACTATATTATTTACTTCGTCTTTGTTTATGTATATCACAACTATATTAAATTAGTTCGTCTTTTTGTTTAAAAAAAAAGCACCCCGAAGAGTGCTAATTTTGCTTGGAGAAAGCTTTTAAATTACGGTGCTACAGTAATTACAGATTCAACCGTGCTTTCAGTAACCTCGTATGCTAAAAACTCATTCTCAGCAGTAAGAGTTACGGAATACTTAGAACCATCAGCTCTTGCAGTACCCGAACCTTCAGCAGCTCCAGTTAATTGCATAAAAGGGAAGTACCAATACTTACCATTAGCATCTTGAACAATCACGTTAAGATACTGTTGTCCTGCTCCTAAAACTTTTATAGCTTGAGACTTAGATTGGTCTCTTCTATGGAACATTAAAGTAATGGTTTGAGTGTAATAAGAAGAACCATTAACTAAATCAATGGCTGCCTCTTCAGTATAAGAACCCGTGTTTCTACGGATTTCGAATTCAGTATAAATATCGGCAGGGTCTACCAAAGTAATTGAATCAATTGTCCAAGTTAATGTAGGATTCAATGTATATGAATCGATGTTATCTTGTTGATTAATCCATACCTTGTAAATCCCTCCAGAGTTGTTGTCGCACGACTTAACAATTCCTTCTAAAGCTTCACATGACATATTTTTATATTTTTTTTTAGTTATTTAAAATAGGGGGTTTTTACACCCCCGTTATTATTTATTTTGATTAGTCAAAACAAGCAGCCCAAACAGCTATTTGACTTGGGTTAGTATAGAAGAAACCAGCCTTAACGTTTGCACGTGTACGGATATATGGCTCAGCTACAGTATCAGTCAAATTAACTGCTTTCAATGCTTTAGAATCACCTTCAGCGTCGAATGCATAAACTAAATCGTCTTTCAAAGAAGCAACGATAGTGTTGTCTGGCATACCCTCACAAACTACAACTTTAATTCCTAAGTAAGTAGATTGCAATGGAGCAGTAACATAAGTCAAGGTGTTACCCGCAGCAGCAGCAAGTTCGTAAGCAGCAGCAACGTTAGAAGAAACACGGATTCTTAAATCTGTTTTCTTAAATCTAACTGATGCAGGAAGTCCATTAACTACTAAGTTCAAAGTATCAAGTACGTTTGTAGAGTCAATAGCACCACCATTAGTGTAAGCCAAGTTAGCTGAATCACCACAAAGTTTAACTAAGTAACCATCACACAAAGCCAAAAGCGGGTTTTCGCTTCCTGTATCACCTTGCCATCTGATTAATTCGATATCCTCTTCGATTTGCTTAGCCATTTCACCCCAATAGTAGTTCATGAAAGAAGCTACAGAGAAATCACCATTAGAGCCTTGTGTCATTTGCAAAGCAACAAATGATTGTTCTAAGTCAAACTGACAAATTTGCGCCATTGCCGAGAATGGACAAACTTCGATATCAATAGCGTCCAAAGTATCAGTTGGAGCTTCGAAGTTACAAGTTGAAGCTTTAAGGATTGAACCGAAAGCAACGTTAGCTAATTTTGTTTTTGATTTGATACCCGGCAAAGCTCGGTAAGTATCAGCAACATCAGCTGTTAAATAAGCACGAGAGTAGAACTCGTTAGGGTTAGGACAAAGCAACGCGTTGTTTTCAATGTCCAAATCAAATTTTAATTTTCTTTCCATTTGTGTTTGTATTTGTTTTTAGTTATTACTTAATTTATTTAATGCGCTGAACTTTTCAGCAATACTCATTTTAACTTCAGACTTTAATTCGATTTCGTCTTCAGCTCTTTCCGCTAACATTTCCTCCATTTGAGTTCTTAGGTCAGCGATAATCTTTAATAGGTTGTTAACTTGCTCTTCTAATACAGGAGCAACAATTGCTAAAACAGCTTCAGCATCCGTAGCTACGTCAACAGCCATTTCAACTTCTTCAGCCACAACTTCTTCAAGTTCTTCGGGTGCAGGTTGCTCGTCGATAGGCTCAGTTTCAGTTGTTACTTCTTCTTCTACTACCGTGTCTTCCATAGCCACTTCTTCTTTAGGTGCGTCCTTAATCTCGATAATCTCACCGCCTTTTACAACGTAGATTTTACCTTCGATTAGGTGCTCCCCATCGGGTAATTTGTTCATGTTATTTTGTTTTATGTGATTACTTAATTTTAATCCCAAAAACCCTTCAATAGAAAATCCAATTTGTTCGTTTTTTACTAACTCGTTATAATATTCTTTGTCAGTAATTTGAGCAGTTAACATTAACGTGCCTTTAGGAACTTCAATTCCAAACGTAGTAAATGATTTATCTAATTGTGGGTTGTCGACTATCCAACTTTCCAAAATAAATGCAGGTACGGTTTGCGCTTGGTCGTGTTCTAAGTTAAAGATATCTCTGTTCTTTAAATCCTGCATGAACTTAACATGAATCTGCTCGATTGTTTCTGCGCTAAATTGAACGTAATACTCCCCGCTTTCATCGTCACGTCTATAAATCTCCATTGGAATCATTGCAGGAGCTGTTATGCGATATTTAACGTCGTCAGCAAACAATAATTTTTCGGATTGATTGAACGCCATACCTTTGACTTTAATAGCAGGATTCGAAGTAAAAGCAATTTGCTCTATACCTAAATCTTCGCCATCTGAATAAGCAGGGTCAATCGTGATTTTATAGACTGGAAGGTCTTTAGTCATGCCTATATTAAATTTTATTTATATTTGTTCAAAAATTATAACTATGATTGAAGTATTAGGTAGGCAAATCGCCAACAAAATGAATGAAATTACCGTTGAAGAGTTTGAAAAGATTTCTGCTATTCACAATAATAAGGAACTGGATAACATCGAAAAACAAATTAAAGTTTTTGAAGTTGTAGGTATTGAAGAAGATGAATGGGATGACTTTAATTACTTTGTTGAAAAGACAAAAGAGTTTAATACAGATAACTACGAAGCTAAAGATGCAGTAACCGAGTTAGAAATTGACGGATTTACTTATAAAGCTGAAATGAAACTATCTGTAAAGGATACGAAGCTAATCGAAAAAATGATTGTTAAAGAAAATCGTCATTCCGTTTCCGATATTATGGCTTTGATGTTTAAAAGAACCGACCTAAGTAATACAGAACATTACGACTCGGCGCATTTAAAATATAAATCAAAGCTGTTTAGAACGCAAGTTGCTGAAATTGCTATTCCTTATCTTAATTTTGTAACTACAACAATCTCTAACCATGCTCAAAAACAAGCTGCCGAAAGCGTGGAATCAAATAACGATTGAAACATTTATTGAATTACGTAGTCTTTCACAAGAAGACGGAATGTTTAACTATCAAATTGATGTGCTTTGCACGTTGTTAGACTGTTATCCTGAAGATTTTGACGATATAAGCTTAGATGAACTTGAAGAACTATTGTTAGAAGTTAAGTTTATACGCGATGAACCTCATAAACACTATAAAAATACAATAGGAGATTACAAATTAAAGCCATTTAATAAAATTACCCTTGGTGAGTTCATTAGTTTGGAGTCTTATTTCTCAGATAACTACATTGAAAAGTTGCTTAATATCATTGCAATACTTTACAGGCGCGTTCGTGTTAATGAATGGGGCGATGAAATACTCGAACCTTACAATTATCATTCAACCGATAGATTAGATTGGTTTTTAGACTTTCCAATTACAGATGTCTTTGGGTTGCTACCCGAATACATTAAATTTAGAGAAGGTATTATCGACCAATATAAAAACCTTATGACCGAATCCTATGAAGATGATTTTGAAACGGATTATCAAATGGATGCCGAAGAGTTAAAAGAAGTTGAAGAACAAAAGAAGCATAAAAAATGGGCATGGGAGCAGCTTATATGGATGTTATGCCAAGAAGACTTAACAAAGTTTAATGCAGTTTGTGAACTTCCGTTAATACTTGTATTTAACTTTTTAGGAATGCGTAAAGAATTGAATGTTTAATATTCAAGTTCACCGAAAAAATCGCCAAATAACGGATTAAAGTCATAGATTACGTTTTGTTTTTTACGTAACATACCAGCGACTTGCACCAATGGGTATTTACCCGAAAGCCATTCGATATAACTTGCGTACATTTCAGAGATAATTCCTTCTTGTTCTAATCTTACATTAAATGTCCTAACAAGGTCGTATGGTTCTATTGTGATTGTGCCGTTATTTAAGAACCCAAAATAATAAGCAGCAAGTATTTCTATTCTTAAGTTACCTTCAGTAGTAAATTTAGCGTTAATACGTACAGAATCATAAAGCGTACCAGTATCTATTAATCCATCTTCAGCAATTACTCGCTTTAAAACTTTTGCTGCTCTATTTCTTATTTTGTACTTAAGCTTAAATTCTTTATCAGGCATATTCTATATTATTTTAATTCGCCTTTTTGTTTAAAATTAATCTATGCAATTTGATGTCACAAGGTTTTCAACTGCATCGCCAAAATTATAAATCCAGTCATTAAAGAAAGGGCAGCCATCATTAAATGTTTGAGAGTAATTACCATAAAACAAACTTTCACCTGTTAAATCTATAAACCAATCATCGTTATCTGTAGTAATGTCTATTGTTATCAAATCAGTTACTAAATTAAAATGATTATCTTCTATTTTAGGAACATTAAAATCGTAATCAATACCATCATAAGTAAATTGAACACGAACACAATCATCGCAGTTTATTACTGGAGTATCTACTTGCAACGGAACTTGGCAATCCGTATAGTTATTAATTGAACACGTAACAGTCATTAACCAACCCGCAGCATAGTCTAACAAATCATTATTTAAAGGTGTCATTGTTGGCACTCCTACAATATCGAAAGAGTAATCGTTCGAGTTTAAAAACCAATTATAAAGGTCGTTTAAAATCAAATGGCAATCGCTTAGAATTACATTAATATTTGCTCGGTCTTTTTGTATAATATCAAAGCAATAGATTTCTAAATTGATTTCAGTAGTGAATCCCATTTCACTTGGTGCTGCATCTATTGGAGAAATATAAACCAAAGGATATTTTTCGTCTTTAGTGGCAAAGTTTTCTAACTGCTCTCGAAAGTCAGAACCAACCTTTTTAACTTGTAAATGACTATCGTAAAAATCAATTATCTTATTTATTAAACTTTGGTAGCTTATCATAGCGTTGCGTTTTCGTTTATTTTAGTTATCTTATTTTGAGTGCTCGTTATTTCGGTTTCACTTACTACAGCATTAACCGTGATTTCGTTTGTTTGTGTTTGTGGCGCACCTACGTTATTTAAATCATTGCCTTGACCAAATAGATTAAAGGCTGGAGCAGCAGAACCCGTTGTAGAAGATGACGAAGCAGCAGGAACACCACCACCACCACCAGCACCACCACCGCCAGAGTTAAATTGTGTTGACGCAATCTTTGCAATAGTTGCCACAGAAGATGAAACCGCAAAAGCAAGTGACGCAATACCAGCAGGGTTGGGTACAGGGCCAATTGCAATCGGTGCTTGAGCTAAAGAAGCCGTTACAGCTTTAGCACCATCAATTACTGCGCTACCTAATTGTAAAGCCTTGTTAAACTTAAATTGTTTTTTAGCTAACTCTTCCTCTTCTTTGCTTCCTTTTTTAACCTTTGCCATTTTAGCAGCAAAAGCAATATCGCCAATGTTTTGTATTGACTTAGTAGTTTTATCAGCTATATCTAAAGCCGCGTTAGCCGTATCTAATTGCTCTTGGCGTTTTTTAGCTTCCTCTTCTGTTTTAATTCTTATTCTTTCGTCAGATGCTGCTTTGTCAATAGCGTTTAAATCCGCTTGGTATTGTGCTGTAAGTGCTTCAATTAAGATTTGGTTTTCACCTGCCGCTGCAACTTCAGCATCGAACTGAATAGCTCTTTTATCTTTAGCTAATTGTGTTAGTTGTTCCGCTGTTTTGGCTTGTAATTCCTGTAATTGTAACGCTTGTTTTTCTTCTAAAGCGTATTTATCCATTAATCCCTTGTTGTATTCGTCAAGTGATTTTTGATTCTTTTCCTTTTCAGTGTCTATTTGAACTTGCTCTTGTTTAGCTAATTCAGCTTCAAGCTCTTGTTGGTAAAGTTTTTGAATACGTATCTTTTCGTCCTTAGTATAGTTTTCGTTTTTTTGTACGTCTTGAATTAATCGAGCGTATTTTTCTTGCGTTGCTACTATCTCCCTATCCGCGTCACTTGCTATTAATGATATTTCTAAGTCTTTTATTAATCGCGCAGCAGCCAATCTGTTTTCAGCAAATTTACGCTCGTCTTCGGCTCGTTTTTTAGCAGCATCAATAGCAGCTTTACGACGTGCTTCGGCATTCTTTTTATCCTCTTCTAATTCTTTTGCTGCTTGTTCACGTTTATCTACGACATCCTGTGCTACTAATAAATTTCTTTCTCTGCGTTGGTCTTTTATTAAATTGTTTTCTTCTTTAATTTGAGTCTTTAACTTTTTAATGGTTTCCGCGTTTGCATCGTCTCCAAGTTTTTGTTGAGCTGCTAAAGCTTTCTGCGCTGAGCTTAATCGCGTTTGTGCTTCGCTACCTATCGCCTTGCTTTTTGCTAATTCCAAATCTAACGTTTCTTTACCGTAGATTTTAGCCATTTTAATTTCATAGTCAAAACCTCCAACAATTGTTTCTTGGCGTTCCTTAGAACTTTCCATGATTTTATCGTTGGCTTCAATCATTTTTGCAGCGTTCTCTTCAGCTGCATAGCTTGTTAATCCTAACCAATCCGTTAACTCTTTAAATCCTGCTATAAGGTCGTTTATAGGTTTCATTAAAGCATCAATGACTTTTTTAAGAATACCCATTTTATTTAAGAAAATAAGTATAGCAGCAACAATAGCAGCTATTACAGCAACTAATAAGAATATCGGATTAGCCAAAAGCGAAATACCAAAGGCTATAAATTGTTTTGTTACTACTCCAATGGCAGAACCTAAAGACATTAATACAGAACCAAATCCTTTAAAAGCAGCTGCAAATTCAGCGGGGTTTAAATTCTTTAAAGTTCCTGTAAATAGTTTAGCGCTTTCGGCGGCTCCTTCAAAATCCAATGACATTAACTGACTTTGCATTAACCCAAAAGCGTTGGACGTTTGTTCAAATTTAGAACCTGAAGCAAATACGGCTACTTTCTCGTTGACATCCGCTAATTGGTCTTTGAGTTCACCAGCAGCTTGTGCCAACCTTTCCATTTCTTTTGGGTCGGTAGCAGCAGCCAAAGCGTTTTTAACCTCTTTTAGTTGGCTCTTTATTTCGGATATACCCGTGACTTTTAAAGGAACTTCTATTTCATTCATATCGTTATGGATAAACTCTTATTTCTATATATGTTTCATCTAACAAAGAATCTGTTTCTGTAATTGTAAGCGTTGCCGTTGTAAAAACATTAACCTCATTGTTATTTCTTCTTATTGCTTGTGCTGAACCTTTATAAACCCCAGAAATATTTACCGATGTTTTATTAGCTGTAAATGCATTTGTTAAAGTCCCATAATAAACCCCCACTAATGAGCGAGTCCAAACAATATTTCCTATCGTATTTTCTAAAACGGCAACCGTAGGATTTGCTGTGCCTGTTTGACTAATTAAAGCGATATACTTTTTATAAGTTGGTAGTATCGTGTTTATGGATTCACCGTTTATAGTTTCTGTTACTCGTAAATTCGTTGTCGTTATTCCGCTTTCAGTTACGCTTTGATTGTCACCTATAACAATGCCTTTTAGGTTTTGCCCTATAACGTTGCCTTTGCCATAAACTTCTACATTACCCACGCTTAAATTAACGTTTGAGTTATCACGAATTACAACAACATCGCCTTTACCTGCTTCGCTTACTCCTTGGTCTCCTACAAATATTGAAGATGGAATTGTAAAATTAGCCAAATCAATTTCTGTATCTATGCTTATTAATTCAACTTTGGTTAACGCTTCGTTGTTAGCGTTGTAATCCATTACTTTGTTAATGTTCCACCAACTGTTATCGATACGTATTTTGTCGTTAAGTTTTAACGTTTGAATGTCAGACTCAGTTAAGTGAAAAGAAGCGACTAACATTTTACCAACGTTAATTTGGTTAACCGTTCTACGCCAGTATAAATTGTAAAGGTTGTTATTTGTTAAAACGCTTGTTGAATAAAAGTAGTAATCACAAACCCCGAAATTAATATCAAAGGTTGGAGTTAAAGCATCGTTAAAATGTCCCGTTTGTGGGTAAGTTAAAGCCTGTATTCCTGTAGTTTCGTTTTCATAAATATAGTAAGGTAGACAGTTTTTAGTTCCTGCGTCATATAAGATACGAATATTATTATTTGGAGCTATTCCATTTATCATAGGGACATAAGCATCAAATGTAGTCTTAGAAACAGGTGTTGGCGAAAACAACAATTGTTTTGTATCCGTGTCTTTTACATACTCATTATCAAATGTATATTCAAGTTGCCCATAAATCTCTGCGGTTGCTTGTGTATAGGTTACATTTGCCGTATCAGTATCTTCTTTGTATGTTAGCTTTAGTTTTTTCTTTTGAAGGTCGGGTAAAAATATAAGTTGCTGCTCTTTGTCTTTTGCTAATTTAGTAGACCAATCTTTCTCAGCCCCTGCATCGTACCATTCATCACGTGAAACTAATATAAGTTCGTTAGGGTTGTCCGTGTTTGGGTACGCGTAAAGATTGTACATCTGAAATATAGCTTTTATAAAGTCAGATTGCTTAATCTTTTGTGGAATGTATTCGTTTACAACTTGCGTACCATTAATAATTTGTATGTTATTAGAAGGTAATATCTCAAGCTGTAACAAGCTAAAATCTACTTGTGGGTTAACTTGAACATTCGAACCTCCCGAAGTTGCGTTGGTGTCACGCCAAACTGCTTCTATACCAAAAGTATATAAAGAATTTACATATATACCAGCTTTGATTTCTATAACGTCAGATGCTGTTATGTTTACAGGAATCGGGATTGTAGTTGTACCCGATGCGCTTAAAACAGATAAAGAAGTTGAGGCTGGAATACTAACAGTAGTAATTCCGTCTCCTACATGAGCAACATCAATAGCTTGAACAAAACCTACGCTGTTGCCATTTACTGTTAACTCAAATTGTAAATTGTATTCAATTTCACCCGGCAAATAAGCCAATGAGAAAGGGTCTTGAATTTTTAAATAAGCTGTTGCAGGTGGTGATGTACTCGCATTAACTAAAAGTATTTCATAGGCATACGTAAAACTAAAAGTATATGTTTGCCCTTGATTTGTTTGAGTGTTAAATGGTGCACTATATTCACCTAATGAGGGATTGAATATGTTTTGTACATCGAGCGTTTCAGTCCACGTTACAATTTGTTGTGTAAATTCTTGGTTATAACCTGGATTCGGCTGAACGTATGAACTTGTAAAAAGTGTTTCAGCTTTTACTTTGTAATCCGTGTAATCAAAGTTATTTACATCGCCATTATAAGGTATTAACAACTTGTCAAAGTGTGACGCGCTTAAACCTTGCCAGTCATACGTAAACCCTGCGTTTTGAAATATCCTATCCCAATAAGATTTAGCGTAAATAGCAGGTTTAAAATAATTTAGCGTGTAATTTAAAGTATCGTTAAACGGTAATATGTATTTATAATGGTCGCTTTGCGTATGCGCCCAACTATCTGTTACCGCTGAAATATTAAAATCATGGTCACAGTCGGAAAAGTCTAAGTTAGTAAGTTCTAAGTTGGTAATCGTAGAATAAAATTCCGCTTGTGAATCACGAACCAAAACTTCATACTCTACTTCCTGCTCATAAGCATCTGTTATTTGCGTCTTTTTGACGTTTACCAATTGAAGTAAAGCATTTGAAACTATCGGAACGCCATTTTGTAAAACAGTACATCGAGTTAACTTGTTAATGTCGAAAGTTCCTGCTACTATATTAACGTCGTAATAGTTGTTTAAAAGCGTGTTGTTGTTCTTTGTACCGCTTAGTGTTATAGTCTTTGAGAAAGTCCCTTTACGTTGCGTTAAATCGCGAATATCACCTACTTGAAAGTTTAACGGAAAGTTAGTTCCTTCTTTAACATCTAAATATCCTGTTTCAATTTGTATCCTAACCATTGATATTGTCCTGATTTGCTAAACGTACCGTTATAGAATGCTTAATTAAATTCTTGTTTCTTTGTTGGAATATTTCGTATTGATTATTTGTAACTATTACGGGTTGGTATTCCGTGCTTTCGGGTATTCTTAAAGGGCAGCCGCTTTCATCTTCAGGATAAAGCCAGTTTTCTGTGTTTGTGTACGAAGCTAATTTCAAATAAACTTGCGGTGATGTGATTAACTCTTCGAAATACCGATTCATTTCTTCAGTCATCCAATTGGTGTTTAGGTCAATGGTTTTTTTAACGTTAATATTAAACGTTTTAAAGCCATCTTCGCGCGTTAAATAACTCCATTGGTCAACACTTGGCAAAGTATTAATAAAGCCTGTTACATCTTTGTTATATTCGTCCCGTGTAACTTCGCCTCTTTCATAGTTCTTTAACTGAAAAGCGAATGAGCTAAACGAACCCATCCTATCTAAGAATAAACAATGGTATTCGGAAATCTGAACGCGAGTATCTAAGTTAATTTTGTATTTTAATGAGTTTTGAATTGGTGTTCCCGTGTTTGCACTTGAATAGTAAACTTCATAATACGTTGTATCCGTCTTTATCATAGGTAAAGTTGCCGCACCTATTGGAGTTAATACACCATAGTTATTTGCGCCTATTGGTATTTGATGTATTAAAGGAGTTGTTCCTGAAATTGTTTTGTAAAAATACTCACCATTTGAGTTTTTAAAAATAACGTATTCGGGGTTTCCACTTGGATTTCCTGCATTTAAATAAATATCTTGACCTAATGTGCTATAAAAAGTTGTAGGTTGGTTTGTAAACCATCTTTTTGTATTTGCAATCAAATTAAAATCATCATATTCCCATGTTGGAAAATCTAACCATCTTAAAGCGCCATTAAAAACTTTCTTTGTATATTCAGTTCCCGCTACGTACGTCTTTCTGTTATCAGCATAGATTATCGTTCCGTCTATTGCAGCATTTGTAACTAAAGACCATTGCGAGTTAATCACTAAATAAGAACCCGTTGCACTTAACACCGTAAATAAACCCTCCATATAAGGATTGGCTGCTCCACCATCTACTTGCTTTATGTTTATACGGTCACCAGCTACAAAAGTATTTGTTACGTTTATTCGAACGTTGCCAGAGCTATTAACTAAAGTTGAAGTGTAATTAACTTGTGATGTGTACTCTTCGCCAGTTTCAATCTTATAAGTATAAGAAGAGTTTGTGGCAGGATAAAACGTAGTTGAATCCGTGTTTAAGTCAAACGATACGTAATTACTTAGTAATTTCGAAAGGTCTTGTTCACCGTAGCCAGTTCCGTAAGTTGGTAAAACACGATATTCTGCAATTATGTTACTTAACGAATCTTTGATTTTAAACACATAGCGAAAACCATCGTAGTTTTTTATATTAGAATTTACAATCCATTTTATTGGGTTATATGCTGGAGTTACATCCTGCGGTCTCGCTATTAGTGTTAGTGCCATTAATCTTCAATTGGTGGAAAAGGTGGGTTTGGCTTAGGCTCAAAAGGACTTAACGGTATATCTAATAAATAAGCGTACTCAGTTGGGGCAATATCTACTTCATCTGATTCACTTAAAAATAAAAAATATACATCGTTAATATCTTGAACGAAATTTAAAAATGTATCTGCGTCAAAGAATACTCCTTGTAAATCTTGAGCTTGTTGGTTTGTTACTATTCTACCTTCCATTATACTTGTCTTGATAAAGTTGTTTGGTATGTTTGAACCGCTGTATATAAGTTATCACATTCTGTTTGTGTAAAACCATCTGATAAATAACCAAAAGCTATTTGTCTACTGCTATTCTGAATAGCTGTATTACTTAAATCTATTGACCTTGCACCAAATAAAAAAAATAAATTTGGCTTAGCAGTTGATGCAGCTGATGACGTTGCGTGAGTTGTATTTCTAACTAATCTTACAGCATTTGATGCTGTTCTACTTGCTTGATAAAAACCACTTGAATCTGTTACTGCAATTGACGTGTTGGTTGTTGTATTAACTTGACCATAGAAAACATTATCAGTCCATCTCTCAACAATAAAACAAGAATTTTGGCCTCCTGCTCCTGCTCCTGCTCCTGCAGTTTGACTACCTGAGCTGTTGGTTCTTGAATATACACCAAAAGCCATACTATTCAATGACATAACACTATTAATATTTATTCCAGTGCTTGCATATGTATTTCCATTAGGAGTCATTCCTGTGCTTGAATGAGTCCAGCCCGTTGCAAAAGTTAAATTGTAAGTTCCAGGAGTTTTAAGATTAACCGCATGAGAACTTGCTACTCCACCTACTATTGGATAAATTGCTGTGAACTTTGTCCATATTGAATACCCTTTCAAGTCAACTACCAAAGTATTAATAGCCGCTTGTTGTGTAGGGTCTGTTATTCCAGCCGCTGTTATGAACGCTTGAGCGTCTGGGTCTATACCCCCGCTTGGTCTTGCTAATATTCCTGTTGTTGCTAAGAACATACTGTTTCCGTATCCATACATGACTAACCTAATACAAGTGCGACACTACCCGAAGTTAAATCAACACCGCTAAATTGTAAATCCGCAGTTGGAGTTATAATCGCTCCAGCTTTAACAGCAGTTGCAACTGTTCCGATATAGTTCGTCTTTACGTCTGAACCTGCTATTTTAATAGCGTTAAATACCGTATCTTCTAAAACAACAATGGCATCGATAACCGCTGTTTTTTCCGTCGTGTTGTTTAGAATAAATGTTCCTTTGTTGGCTACTAATTCGCCCATTAAATTTGTTGACATTTGTTTTTATTTTAAGTTGTTATATCTCCGGCTAAATACCATTCATTTGTTCCGCGTTTTACTAAAGTAGCCATTGCGTACTGAGCAGCCGTTTTAGTTTTTCCACCACTTGAACGTAAAGTAACTCCAGTATCAGGTGCAATAGTAACTTGACCTGCTCCATATTGACTAATCAAAATTTGAGTTCCTATTGGAAAAGTTACCGCAGTATTTGTAGGTATTGTTATTGTTCTCGCACTTGCGTTGTTTACCTCGATTAATTTATAGTTATCACTTAAAGCTAAAGTGTAATTAACAGTTTGAGTGTTTATACTAACTTCAGTTGGCGCTTTTGCGTTAAACGTAGTCCAATCAGTTGTACTTAATGCACCTCGATTTGTAGCCGAAGCCGTTGGTAAATTAAACGTATGCGTTGAACCAGTTGAATTAATCCCAAAATCAGTTCCACTTGTGCCAGTTGAAAAGTTTTGTACTTGGTCAGTTAAACCATTTAAAGCTGTTAAACCCGTTGTAAACGTTGTAATGACTTGGCAAAGGTGATTGTCTTCTGTATGTAATGTAATCGTGCGTCCTGCTGGCGTTACGTAAACTCGAATAGCCAATCTATCCGTAGCTACCAAAACTGTTTCAGGAACGCTCATAGATGTGAAATAAGCATCTATTGAAGTGCCTCCCGTTATGATTTCGGGGCTTGTAGAATTTGACGCTACTAAAGTAAACGTACTTCCATCATATTTATAAAGCTCTACATAAAATGAAGGTGTACTTCCACCACTTGAAGCTGAAAAATAGAATTCTAAATTCCAATTACCGCCAGGTATCTTTAATAAATTAGGGTCATTTGCATCAGTTAAGAATGAAGCGATGTATCCATTGCCTTGTGCATTTGTGCGGATGAAATCAGTACCTACCCCTAATATTGGCGTCTTATTCATTTCGTAATAAGTAACACCGCCGATTGTTCCTTGACTTACTGAGCCATTTAAATAATAACTTGTTGAAGCACCACCACCAGAAACAGATGGGAAGTTAGCTAAAGAACCATCACCACGAACATATTGACTAACAACTCCTGCTCCTGCAACTGCTAATGTTCCACTCGATGTTATAGGGTTACCTGTTACCGTAAAAGCTGAAGGCATAGTTAAGTCTACGCTTGTAACTGTTCCGCTTGTTAAATCGCTTGTTGTTGCTATTGTGTAACTTCCTGTTGCTTTATCAGGAAACTCAAGAATAACACCTGGATTAGTTACGTTAATGTTTCTTAAAACACTTGCTTGTGCATCCGTCTTTAAGATTAGTTGACCGCCTGAGTTTAATTGTGCGTAACTACCATCATTCGTGTTTTCAACGGTTATCGTATCGTCACTAATTGTAGACAAGTCATCACCAGTTACGTCAACTATAATATCATTTGTGGTAGTGTTACCAACATCCGTTACAAATTGTAAGTCTATAGTTCCTCCACTTGCAGCGTTAATTATTTCAAGTCCTGTAATTGATTTGGTTTGGTATGTGCCACTTACTAATTCACTAACTTCAATTAAATCAGTAGCAGCTAAGTTTGCACCCTTAGGTGTCATTTGACTAATCTTTTGTCTTTCGCGGTAAGCCATACCAATATTAATTTTTTTCGTGTTTTTGTTTAGAACGCAAAGTAACTATCATCCGTGTAATACTCTTGTCTAATGTGAGTAACTGCATACCTAATCGCATCCATTGCATCATCAAATAATTTGATAGGTTCATCCGTGATTATGTCCCCTACTTTTTTCCATTTGTAGTTATCGTATTCCTTTTTTATTTCTTTTGAATCCTCACAAAATACTCCAAACGTTTTAATATTATCAATTCCTTTTTTAACTACCTTATTAGCGTTTTGTACATCAAACCCTGCGTTATTCATTTCGGCTATTATTTCGGGGCGTGAATAGTCAGCTAATATCGTTACGTGTTTTTCTACGCCCAACTGATTCATTTTGTCAATTAGGTTCGTAGTGGTTAAGTAGCTTTCATAAATTACCTTTTCAATGAATATATCGTTATCTACCCAGTACACCCTTACGAGCGCGGTTGGATGGTTATACCCAAAATCGCAACCATAAACATAATTCACGAACTTTGAAGGTCTGTGATTTAAGAAAGTCCAATTTGAGTAAATGTTTGATTTGCTTATTGCCTTTTCACCTAAAGCGTAGATTTGGTAAAGTGCTTCGTCGGTTCGTTTTAAATCCTCGATTTGTTTTTTGATACTATCAGGTAAAAACGGATTATCACGATACGTAGATTTGATTAGGATTGATTCGTCTTTTGGTAACTCATATAACCAACTTGAAGACTCGGACGGGTTGTAATCAAATATTAATTTAAACTCGGTACGCATATTCAATTGGGTGAAGTCATCGTAATAAAGTTCATTGGCTTCATTACACCAAGCCACGTCCCTTTTGCGCCCTCGTATCTTTTGTTCATCGTCTACCGAAAAGAATTCAATTATCGAACCATTATCAAACGTATAGATGTGTTCTGACTTGTTGTGACGTTCCTGTGAGTAAATATCCAAGTCTTTTAAGATTTCTAAAAAGTCTCGCATTACCGTAGCACGTAACGCAGGAAAAGTCTTTCGAATAATACTAACTACCTTTTGAGGATTTTGTAAACTATAAACGATTAGCAATTGACAAAGTGAATATGTTTTGCTTGACCTACTTCCACCCTCATTAATAACAAAACGCACCTCTTTATTTTGAAGTGCGTCAAAGTTCTTTTCAAAGATAATAGTAGAATTTAATTCCATTTGCTTACATTTTGCACACTTTGGTTATACTTACCCCGTATATGCATTTACAATTCATTCGTGTTTGTGTCACTTGGTTTTATGATATTAACCTTTATTTCGTTAATTCCTTTACCGTCGGTTGTAATGTCGGTCTTTTCAGTTAGGTTATTTAAACGCTGCGTAATTGAAGGATTGTATTGACCTACCATACCGCCCTCTATTTGATCGTTGCGTATTGATTTCTTTATACGTTGACAGATTGTCCTATATTCCGAATATCTATTATCCGTATTATCGAAATAATGATGGCAATCGCTGTAATTTTCTAAGCAGTAAAGTTCAAATCCTTCCATTGTTAAAGGTACTCTTAGACTTTCTTTGGCTATTTTACCGCTTTGTAAAGCTTTTTCTATTGTTCTTGGGTTCGTGATTACGTATTCTTTGTATTCTTTGAACATATCCCAAAGCTTTTCTGGTGTTTCTATTAGTTTAGGTTTTGGCATTTCGATTCGTGTTTTAGTTAGGGTTGTATTGATAATCTCTAAATTCTTGTTTTGTAACTGGGTGAAATTCTAAATAGTTTAGATTGTAGTCTATAAATATGCAGTAGTTTATTTCAGCTACGTTCATTATTAACCTCATGGCGTTCCATTCGTGTTTATGTTTGTTAGGATTCATAAAGACGATGTAATAGTCACTTGTTAGAATTACGCTCATTCAGATTTCTTTCTTCGTCTTTTTGGCTTTTCAGCTTGTTCTTCGGTTTCTTCTTGTTCAATACCCGTGTAATTGATTGCTTCAGGTTCAAATAAGTATCCAAGTCCTATTGATTGATAGTAATTGAATCGTGCCGGGTCAAGTTTATCTACTTCGATTCGCTTTTGTCCTAATACACTATCGTATTTTACTATCACTTTTCCTTTAAATTCGTCTTTAATTTTCATTTTCAAGTTTTATTCGTTTTAAATCTTCTTTTATTTCTTTAATCCAATAGTGAGCAGTTGTGTATGGTAG